ATTTTAAAAGATGCGACAATAGAAACATTTAATGTAGTGGATGCAGCTTTGAAAGCTAATACAAGTGATGCAGAAGCATCATCTTTAAGTAGTGTAGATTTTCTTTCTAATGGTTTTAAAATAAAAAATACTGGTAGTTTTACAAATACTAATGGGAACACATATATTTATTTAGCATTTGCGGAAGCTCCATTTAAAAATGCTCGTGCTAGATAAACGGGCATACACTAGAATAAAACTATGGCATTTAAACTAGACGGCAAACCATTAGCAGTTGATGTGGCTTTTAGTCACAACAATATAAATTACCCTGCTAACTGGTTAAGACTATCAACAGCACAAGAGAAAAAAGATCTTGGCATTACTGAGGTTGATGATCCTAAAACATATGACAATAGATTTTATTGGGGTGATGGAACTGCAAAAGCACTTGATGATGTAAATGCTACATATGCTCAAGATGATCCTGACGGTAAATATAAAAAAGGTGATTTAATGAAAGACGAGAATGGAAATCAAGTTGTTACTCAGGGTGTTAAGTCTGTATTAAAGGCACAGGAAAAAGCAACTGCTGGCAGTTTGTTAGCAAAATATGATTGGTACGTTGTAAGAAAAGCTGAAAAATCTACTGCAATCCCAAGCGTAATAAGTACATATCGTGATGGAGTGAGAACTGCTTGTACAACTAGAGAAACAGAGATAACAAACTGTGCAGATACCGCAGCGTTAGTAACGTTATATGGTGCAACTTATGATAAAGACGGAAACTTTGAAAAATTTAATATGACACAATATCCAAAAGATCCTAATTCTTAGACTCTTGCATTTGCCTTGATATAACACCCATAGTGACATACAAAGGTGACAAACCTATAATTAGCAATAGAACAGCTATGCTCATAACTGACATAGCTTTAATTACAGCAAGTTTTATCATGTTTCAAAAAATTGCAAATGTTTTGAGTATTCTCTCATTTTTAATGGTAACTTCTGTTATCGGTGGAGGGTACTTTGGTTATAAATATGTAACCAGCGAACAGGTAAAGTCTAAGATTATGAACTCTATACTTTCCGAAGTTAAAGGTTTATTACCTAATGTTATGGATAACGCATTACCAAAAACAACTGGTCCGTCTTTTGCTTTACCAACACTTCCAAAGAAATAATTGGAAATACCAGAAATAAGTATTCCAGAAATACATATACCTGAGATACATATACCTTATAGTTTTCTACCTAATTATGACCATTCAAATATAGAAGTTATAGGTTGTACTTACTATCACAGAGACACAAAGAATACAGGCAATAGAAATTTATTAATAGAAGATCCAAACGGAGTAAGTAGTAACTGTCCTTATCCAAGTTTCTATCCTTTAAATTATCAACCAGATCAATTAATTATTGTTGAAGAAGTTGCACCAGTAGAACAGACACAACAACCTTTACCAGAAGGAAAACCTCCTAAAGCAGAGATACCAAAAGATGAGAAGAAAGAAGATATATATAAACCATGCCCACCAAAAAATGCACCATATCGGAAAGGCGATTTCAAAAATGAGTTAAGGCTTGAAAGACTGTTAAACTATACAAGAGAAATTGATGGTTCGTGCAATGCGGTCTGGGAAAAAGTACCTTTCATCGACCAATATATACCTAGTGCTTCCGTGGTTGTTTCTACTGCTTTTATTGCATCTGTGGCTGCGACTACTCCTATTATTTTAAATTTAGTAAAACCGATAGTAAAAAACTTAATAAAGAAACTGACAAAGAAAAAAGATAAGTTAGAATAAAAAAACCCTATTTAACATGGCGTAGAATAGGGTATCTAGGTAGGCAAGTTTACCCGCACTTGTCTACTGCTTAATTTCGTGCGTATGTGGTATAACTTGATTTGGTGGTACTGTTACTTTTATCCCTTCACAAATCTCTGCGTATTTTCCAACGAAAGTTACACCCAATTTAGCCTGCTCTGAGCAAACCTTAAGTCTAAAAAGTGCAAGCTCCAGCGAAGTTTTCTTATACAATAATTCTTGATTTTTAATATTCATTTCTGTTGCTTTTAAACATAAATTAGGTGCTTTACCTAACGGAATACTTATTTGTGCAGAGATACCATAATTTAAATTATAATTATCCTTCTCAAATCTAGGTGTTTCTTGAACATACTTAATAGCACCTGTATCTTCGTCATAAATATTCTGTCTCGTAACAGTTTCTATAGGTCGATTAAATGACCAAGCATCTGTCACATAAGGAGTAATCGTAAGACTAGGAGAAGAGCAAACAATACCCTGTGACATCCTAAATTGTGGGGTGCTTTGTGGGGCAATCATAGTCGCATTATTATTAACTGTTCCCTGTGCATTAGAGCTAGGACTTGCAACTGTTGTATTAGCCAAAACCCTTGCAGGGCAAAGGATTAGAGCTATTGCCCAAATGTAGTTTCTACGGTGGTGGTAGTTGTTGTATTTATGGTGCGATTTATTTGGGTAATCGTGTCGATCCCCGGTGAAATAATACTTTCGACTAGACTGAAAGGTTGGCCTTCGTTTACTATTTTCCATCTAGGCACTCCCTCAAGCGTGGGGCTTGTGTATGAGAAGTTAATCCCATTAACTGTTTGCGTAGCTTGTGCCGTAGGAATCGAATTAATATAACCATTAACATCTGCACTCTCTATATTTGTACCCGAAACACTCAGAGAATACCCTGTCCGGTATTGATAACTGGTTATGCTCTCGGTCACTACACTTTGAGAGGTGCTGTTTGTTGAAGAACTGCCAGTTCGGAAGGTAGGAACTACTGGATTTGCAAGAGTTTTGAAAGGAAATAATATTACTAATAGCAGCCAAAATTTAGTCAATGGTAATTTGGACAGTAGTAGATCCAATACAACTAGAACCTGACCCGAAAGCACCGCTACAAGTATGAACACCACTACTCAAACTGGTCATTGCTCCAGATCCGAGAGTACCTCCAGAACCTATGGTTGTAGCTCCTGATAAATGGGGTAGTGCTGCTATTCCTGATGATGGTGTAACTGCTGATGGTGTTGCGTCACCCATAGTTACAGATTCAGTCAAAGAAAAAGCTGACCCTGCTGTTGCTACTGCCTTATCAGTTTGAATTAAAGCTGGCACACCTGCGGTCAAACTTGAAACATTGAGTCCTCCGATGGCATTCGAGGTGGTTGATCCCCCAGATGTCACGCTTGGAGTGATATTTGACCCGCTAAGACTGTACGTAGTCCCCAATTTCTGAGTAGTTACAAATGGCATATCAACGGAAATTTGGGCTGATGTCACAAATTTTTGCTGAATGTCCCCGAGTGCAATTGAAGGGCTAAACAGTATTAGTAGTGCTAATAGTTTTTTCATGTTTTTGGTTTAGTAGAATCAACTTTAACAACGTCTGGTTTTGACGTTATAAGCTCAATTGGTTGACGAATTATAATGGTTTGAGTGCCACCACCAGAGTCACCAATCACACCGTTTTCATTTTCTTTCTTTTTCTTTTTTGCTCCTTGTGCTGCGTTTACGCTTATACCTAGTCCACCTAAAATATTACCTAATAAACCTGCTGCAAATGTGCTGTCAACTCTTGGTTGGTCTGGTATATCCATACCAAATAATTTATTAGGCAGCTTTACATAACCAAGAGATAAAACTAATAAACACCAAGTTAATATAAAACCTTGTGCAATTGTAGAAACTAAAAAAGTAATTTTTTCTTGATAATCGGGCTTTTCATCCTCTATTTGCACTTTTTCGGCTATTTTATCTGCCATAATACGCTTTTATTTACAATAATAGAGATAATTATAGATTAAAGCAATGCCAGAGGTACAAGCCGCATTAATAGGAGCCGCAGTTACAGCACTAGCCATGACTTTATCTAATATGAGCAACAAAAGAGAAAGAGATATTAGAGATATTTATTTTAGACTCAATAAACTAAGTGAAACCGTAAGTCGTTTAGAAGGCAAGATTCAATAATGTTTGGTATGTTTGGACAAGAACACAAAAAACAATGTCAAAATTTCTTATAAATCTTTTCATCAAGTTCGGCAAGAGTGAATCTCTACGCAAAGCGGCATTATCGCTTTTGAAAGACTTAGCAGCTAAATCCGATAATGACGTAGATGATGCAATCGTAAATATGATTGAAGAAAAACTCTTTCCAGTAAAATGAGCAAAGATAAATTTCTCAACATAGAAATTGAGCCAGCACCTCCAGAACTTCAGCTTTCAGTTGAAATGAGGTGTAGAGAAATTATGAAAAGTGAAGAATACGATAATATCAAAAGATACTGCACTCACCTTATAAGGCATCAAATGAAGCAAGATGTATTTCTTGCATCTTTACTTGGTCGGCTTGTAGAACTTGAAGCGATAGTTACAGTACAGGAAATAAAAGACATAAAAAAAATTAGAAAGAAAAAGTATAAAACTAAAAAAACTTTATTAGATAGATTTAAGACTATGTTGAGCATGTTCAGATAATCTTCCATCCTCCCAAAAAACTTTGTAATAATACTGAGCAACTCCAAGCTTATTCTTTTTTGTCAAAGCTTCTCTAACTGTTCCAACATACTGTTTATATTTACTGGCAGAATATCCAATAGTGTGGTTTCTTATCACAGATTGATTAATTTTAAATTTTTGTCCTATTGGCATTTTGAGTTTTCATAAGCTCTAATTTCCTTAATTGAAAAATCTTTTACTTGTAGTTTTGGTATTTTATTGATTTCATAGTTATGTTTAATAATAGCAGTCCTGATATGGTCATTGACCCAGTTCCCATCATTAACTGTTAGGTCTGCTCTTGAATCTTTAGTAATATAAATCTTATGATCCACTCCACGAAGTTCTATATCAAGTAATAATCTTACTAAGTTTTTTCTTCTGTTTTCCTGTAAAAATTTTAATTTTTTCCCAGAAGGATGTTCCTCTCGTTTCATTTTCTAGCTCGTTAATACGTTTGTTTATAGCATCATATCTGACGCAAAATTCTTTCTTATCTAAATTATTAAACCAGAATTGATTTTGCAGTTCTGCAAGTTGGTGCTGGTAGTTTTCTATTAATTTTTCTGTGTCCATAATTTTATGAGAAGTTTTAATTCAGCAATTCTTTTTCTTGCTGCGGCAATCTTTTCGGCTGTTGTCATAAATAAAAAAGGGGTCTTACATAAAATCCGCAAGTTAATTAAAAAAGATTTTAATGCCCCTATAACTTAGGCAGGGATCGCTTCAAAGTCTCTGCTTCTTACTGGTAATGTGAAATTATCAACATTAATCTCAATGGATGCTCCAGCACTTCCATCCCTTCTTTCAAAGGTTTTTAACTTGCCACGACCAACAACAGTAATTTGATTTCCTTTTTTTACATAGTTTGCAATCACATCACCACGATTTCCCCATACAGCACAATCAAATTGTGTAGTCACATCTTGATCATTTGTAAGCAAGGTAAAACACCAAGCTCTTCAGCTAATTGATCTGAGGTTATAAGTTCATTGGTCATTGATCCTCCTTCTCTAAAATAAGAGTTAATAAATCATCCCTTTGATTTTCACTAATAGCTTTAGTTTCATATCGTTTTGAGATATTTGTTTTTAATAAACCAAGCTTATCTTTGTTGGAAGGCTTATTAATAAAGGCTTCACATTCACGAATAAACTTATCACTTTCAGATCTTTCTATTGGTTTATTGCTTGAGGTGGTAGCTGGTTTGCTGTCCTCAGTTTTTAACCATGCCTTATCTTTATCGTATAAAGAAAGGCCAAAGGAATCTCCAAATTGCATCAAAGCACGTTTTCTGGCATCACTCTCAGCTTCCTTTATTGCTGATTCATGCTTATCTCCAACACCACCCATACGGCCATGCCCTGCTCCTGTTCCTTCTCGGATAACATTGCCGACTGTAATTCTTACCTTTGCAATATAAGAAACACACTTTGGATCTTCAAAGACTAAGGATGTTTCTATTGTTTCAGATGACCAACCATCAAAACCAAAGATGCGATTAGCCTCTTGTATAACGTGCCAGCTTTCAACATAAGCTAACTTTTGACCACCTCCACCACTACGGAAAGAGACATTGTTTTTGTTAATTTTTTGGTTTAACAGTTTTTTCTGTTCTTCATTAAAACTCATTTTTCTATAGGGGTTGTAAATGCCCATCTGGGCAAGGATAAAGATTGCACTCCTGTTTGGCACCAGCTAGGCCAGTCGTCTAACAGGCGACATTCGGCAATTTTATCTAATGCACTTCTACTAAGGTTTTGACCTTCTTGCAACGCATCTTGATCAAGTTCCCATAAACCGACATCAAATGGATATTCAGATTGCACTACAAGAAAAATAAATCTTTTTGCCTGTGGAATCCCATTAAGATAATGTTTTGCCTGTAGATGATACTTAAAGTTTGCTACTGCTTTTGCAAAGTCTCTTGGGTTTGCTCCTGATCTACTGGTCTTTAAGTCAACGATAGTATCCTTGTTTAACCAATCTGGTCTGCATTTACAGGTGATGCCAGAAATGTCATCATCCCACCAGTATGATTTTTCAGCAACACCAAAGCTTAATAACTTTTTTGCATAAGGTTCAGCAAATACCGCATCACGCATTTTGATGGCATTTGACCAATCTGATTCTGTAACAGCCGTCATACCTTTTTCTTCAGCCTCTTTAGCCTCTTCCTTACCTTTCTTGGTAGTTCTGGAACTAACAGCGATAAAACGCTTCTCCAGTTCGTCAGGTTCTAAAACAGCACAATGAGTCAATGTTCCTAAAATCATGGCACTTGTTGGTTTATGTTCTGGCCTGTCAGGATTAAGAAAAGAGTTCCAATAAGCTTTAGGGCCATGAGCAACCATTACCTTTTGCATTGATGCTGAAAT